TACTGAGTTACTCACACCAGTATACCGCACGGTCAGGTCAATAGGCCAAGACACCATGAAATTTTATAACGTAAAGACATACGTTGATAGCAAGGGTAAAGAGATCAAACAGGACTACCCATACCCATCAGGCGGCATCAAGACTAGATTTTTCCCAAAAGAATTTAGGGCGTTGAACCTTAAGTCAGATGAGTTATTTGGTATGAACCTATGGAACGCAGGGTCAGGTAAGATTGTCACCATAACTGAGGGTGAGCTAGATGCTATGTCAGCCTATCAGATGTGTAACAACCCCAAGTATTCATCTGCCTTTGTGTCACTACCATCAGCCACACCGTCCAGTAAGTTATGGGCTAAGGTATCTGAGTGGATAGGATCGTTCGAAAAGATTATACTATCCATTGAGCATGATGAGCAGGGTAATGCTGTAGCTCAGCGGATAGCTAACCTATTCCCTAACAAGGTGTACCGTGTACAGCATGACAAGTACAAGGATGCTAATGAGTTCTTAGAGGCTGGTGAACGTAACGCATTCTACAATGCATGGTTCAATGCTAAGAAGTATACGCCTGAGAATATCATCAACACATCAGATCAATTCTTAAAGATGTACAACAACAGCGACAGCCATGTGTATGTTGAGACAGGCATACAAGACTTCGATGACCTATGCATGGGCCTAATGCAGGGACACTTCACACTGTTCAAGGCACAGACAGGCATAGGTAAGACTGAGTTCATGCGTTACTTAGAGTACCACATCCTTACCAACCACCCTGAGGTACGCATTGCTGCATGGCACATGGAAGAAACTAAACTGAGGTCACTACTAGGCTTGGTGTCATACGAATTGAAGCAGAACCTAACACGAAAAGACCTGATAGCTGAGGCACAGGCAGAGCAGAGGGTAGAGGATGCTATCATTAAGTTAACCAAGGATGAGAGACTATACCAATTCTTCTTGAATGATGAGGACGATCCGCTAGACCTACTAGGCCACATCAGGTATCTATCACAGGCTTGTGGTGTACAGTATATATTCTTTGAACCAATACAGGATATTGCTGCCAACATGGGTGGTGATGAGAGCAAGGAACAATTCTTAGCTGACCTATCTGTCAGACTATCTAAGTTAGCAGCTGAGTTAGGCGTAGGTATCATCACTATCGGACACACCAATGATGATGGTGCAGTTAAGTACTGTCGTATGATTGAGCAGAGAGCATCAGTTGTTGTTGAATTACAGCGTGATAAGATGTCAGAAGATAAGGATGAACGCAACACAACTAAGCTTCTTGTCACAAAGAACAGGCCAGTAGGCCCGACAGGTTACGCAGGTCAGCTAAAGTTTAACACAGATAGCTTTACTTTATCAGAAAAATATGGTGATTACTAATGGATTTGTTTGGCTATGACCCACTGGTCTACGTTGTTTCCTTTGCCTACCTACTAGGTGTGGTTAATCACTACGTCATGTTGAAGGCAATATATATTATACTTGAACAGCCATACAGTTTATTCACCCTTAGGTTTAAGGCAGTCACTTGGCCTTGGGAAATTGTCACAACTCTTTGGCTAGGGATGTTGGTGAGGACTAAATGAGAATTGCAGCTATGGATATTGAAACAGATGCACTGGATGCGACTAAGATACATGTCATCTGTGCTAAGGATGTTGACACAAAGGAGAAGTATGAGTTCCTTAATGTCTGCACAATAGAAGAAGAAAGGTATAGGTTTGTTAAGTTCTGTTCAACTGTTGACCGTTTTGTTTTTCATAATGGTATTGGTTTTGATGTACGAGTTATAAATAAATTAGTACAGCCTGATCTGATTAACCCTGCACATGTGATAGATACTCTCATCATGTCACGCCTGATAGACTACGGTATACAAGGAGGACATAGCCTGAAGGCATGGGGTCAGCGTATTGGTGAGTTCAAGATAGGCTTCGATCAGTTCGAGGTGTTAACACAGGAGATGATTACCTACTGCCACCAAGATGTAGAGGTCACAAGTTTACTATACAACAGGTTTAAACAGACTATCTTTGACCCTGATTGGGCTGCCTCAGTACGATGTGAGCATGACATACAGATACTATGCGAGGAGATGACAGCACATGGGTTCTACTTCGACAGGGATAGGGCTGAACATCTGCTAGATGACATTGAGTTAAGGATGTTTGTACTAACTGATAGCTTCCAAGATGACTTCCCTCCGCAATTAGAGGAGGTCAACAGACTTAAGTACCGCAAGAAGAAGGATGGTAGCGTTACCACCACTGTTGTCAGAGCTAGGGAGAAGTACCCTAAGACAGTGGTTGATTGGTCAGTCAATCCTCCTGACCTAGTTTGCTATGAATTAATACCATTCAATCCAGCCTCCCCTAAGATGCGTATCGAAAGACTTTGGGATGCAGGCTGGACACCATACGAGAAAACAAAGGGACATATTACTTATGACAGAGAGAAAAACAAAAGATCGTGGAGATAAATTTGCTAGGTACGGATGGACTCTATCTGAGGCAAACCTTCAGACACTGCCAGAGACAGCCCCTGAGGGTGGTAAACGATTAGCTGAGTGGTTGACCCTTGAAGGTAGGAGAAGCTCACTGGTTGAGTGGCTTGGCCACTGTAAGGACGATCACCGTATTCATGGAAGGTTTACTCACCTTGGTGCATGGACAGGACGCATGGCACACTCAGCACCCAACCAAGCTAACGTACCATCTGAGTTTAGAGGTACACCTAGGTCAGCAGTCGAGGAAGTTAAGGCTAGGTATGATGGGCAGATGCGTGAGCTATGGGGTGTGGAGGAAGGTAACTACCTAGTGGGTACTGATGCTGAGGGCATCCAACTACGTGTACTTGCACACCTGATGAAGTCAGAGGAATATGTACACGCTATTGTGTCAGGAAAGAAAGAGGATGATACTGACATACACAACCTTAATCGTAAGGCACTAGGTATGTCACACATCACACGGGATGACGCCAAGACATTTATCTATGCCTTTCTTCTGGGGGCAGGCACAGGCAAGGTGGCACAGATACTGCGTGTCAATCAGCGTGAGGCAGCCCAAGCTGTAGAAAATTTTATGCAGTCCATTCAAGGTTTAGCTAACCTAAAGAAAAAGATTGTACCTCATGTAGCCAAGAGAGGTTGGTTCAAAGGATTAGATGGGCGTAAGGTTATCGTACCGTCAGAGCATAAGACATTGGCAGGTATGCTACAGAATGGTGAGTCTGTCATTATGAAACACGCAGCCCTTCAGTGGGTACGTCAAGCTAAGGCTGTTGGCATAGACTTTAAGCTGGTAACATGGCCCCATGATGAGTGGCAGACTGAGGTGTGTGGCACAATAGACACAGCTGAGAATTTAGGTAAGCTACAACGTCAATCAATAGTTGACACAGGTATTAAGTTTGATATGTCTTGTCCACTAGCAGGTTCAACAGACATAGGACGCAACTGGAAGGATACTCACTAACATGTTCGCATATTTTATTGCACTATCACCTGCAATTTTTGTATTGACATATAAATTTTATGTCTATATGGTAATCAGATCAACAGCTAATATAGGAGAATAACAATGGCTGACGGTAAGAAAACTAAGTACGGTGTCTTCGAAGGTTCTTTATACTACGCCCGTGTATTTGATGACAACATGGATTCATCAGACTACCATGTTAGTACTCAAGGACAATTCAATGTGATGTTTGTACCTAAGGATAGCGAAGAAGTTAACCGCATGGTAGGCATGGGTTTTCCTGAGACAGCAATGGGTAATCAAATGATTAAGCCTATTGATGCAGCTGATGGTAAGGTAGGTATGAAACTTAAGCGTCCTAACGTACACCCATCTGGTATTGATGACTTTGGTGGAGCGCCTGCTATAACTAAGGGTACTACTACATCTAAGTGGGACTTCGTTGAAGACGGTGCCTTAGGTAACGGCACTACTGCTAAGGTTAAGCTTTCTATCTATGGTGAGGGTTCAACAGCATCAGTACGATTAGAGAAGATTGGTATCCTTGACCACGTACCATACGAAGAGATGGCCTCAGCTGAGGATCGTTGGTAGTCTAAACTTAGAGGGGGGCTTCTGGCTCCCCTTACTTTCATACAAGGAGATTGTGGAATGATTAAAGCAACATACATAGACCACATGGGTACTGACTTGTCGGTAGTTAATGCAGCAAGGGTTAGCTTCAACAAGACAAGCAACTGGGAGCTTACTGATTGGCGTGACAAAGAAGTACTAAATGATAGCGACACCAAGCTAATCAACTACCTAGCTAAGCATAAACATACCTCACCCTTTGGTCATTGCTTTGCATCCTTCCACATAAAGGCACCTGTGTTTGTAGCACGACAGCTGGTCAAGCATAAGTTCCTACGATGGAATGAGATCAGCCGTAGGTATGTCGATGATAAGCCTAAGTTCTATGAGCCAAATGAATGGCGTGGTAAGAGTGCTGACAAGAAGCAAGGTTCATCTGAAGAAGTTATTACAGAGTTCTTGGTTGAGGGTGGAGATAGGTATACACCAGACCACCTCAAGTCTATGATGGAAATCAAAGATGGCTACAATAGTGTGATGCAAGAATCTTGTCTTAGTCTGTATCGGGATTTTATCAAGGCAGGTGTATGTCCAGAGCAAGCCCGTATGGTACTACCACAGTCCACCATGACTGAGTGGTACTGGTCAGGTAGTCTTGATGCCTTCGCTGATATGTGCAATCTTAGGTGTGCAGGTGACACGCAACTAGAGACTAGGCTAGTAGCTAATGGTATATGTAACAGTATGAAGGAGTTATTCCCTGTGTCATGGTTTGCATTAAGGTTGGAGAAATAAATATGAGTATGAGTGGTGAGATAGAGAACACTGAACGTGAGATAATATCAGCTAAGAAACACTTAGACAACTTGAAGAAAAGACTATTTGATTTACAAGAATCTGCTCAATTTCTCAGAAAATTTACAGCCAATGAGCGTCAGGCAGCAATAGAAAGAGCTAGGTTAAATGGAAAATAATAAACAAGTGCTAGTAGATGGTGACCCCTTCGCCTATCGTGCAGCTTTTTCCTGTGAGAATGATTCAGTAGAGGATGCCCTTGACAAGTTAGATGACATTCTCTGGCAGTCTCTTAATGAAATTATGTGGGAGGTTGACGCCAGTAACTTCGCAGTCTTTCTTACAGGTAAGGGTAACTTCAGGTATGACGTAGCCATCACGCATGACTACAAAGGTAATCGTAAAGGCGTTGAGAAACCACAACATCTACAGGATATACGTAAGCACATGATAGATAACTGGGATGCTATTGTATCTAAGGGTGAAGAGGCTGACGATCTGTGTGGTATATGGGCTACCAACTATGGTAAGGATGCTATCGTTGTGTCAATAGATAAGGACATGCTTCAGATACCATGCTCACATTACAACCCCAACAAACGTACTATGGTAGAGGTAGGTGAGTTTGAAGGCTTACGTTTCTTTTACAATCAGATACTGACAGGTGACAAGGCTGACAACATCATTGGTCTGTATGGTATAGGCCCAGTGAAGGCAACTAAGATTCTGGCTGAGTGTACAACTGAAGCTCAGATGTATGAGGAATGCTTACACGCATACAATGGAGAAGAGGCAAGGGTCATTGAGAATGCCAGATTATTGTGGCTACGTAGGTATGTAGGACAAACATGGGAGCCACCTAAATGCGATTCAGGTCAGGATTAGAAAGTAGGACAGCTGCTTGGTTAAAGTTACGTAAGGTTAAGTTTAAGTATGAAGAGTCAAGGATACCTTACAGTGTAGCAGAGGTTCGTCATTACACCCCTGACTTTCAGTTACCTAATGGCATATACATTGAGACAAAAGGACGCTTCATTCCGTCTGACAGAAAGAAACATTTATTAATTAATAAACAGTATCCAGAGCTTGACATTCGATTTGTTTTCAGTAATCCTAAGGCCAAGATCAGGAAAGGATCGAAGACATCCTACTCTGATTGGTGTGACAAACATAAGTTCTTGTACGCACAAGAGTTTATTCCTGTAGAGTGGATTAAGGAAAAGAAAAAATGATCTTAAAAATACACAGTGTTATAGAAGGGCCTTACCAAGACGATGATTATGACGAAAGCTTTTGTTATAACCTTTGCCTTGTAGAGACAGAACAAGGTACTCTTGAACACCAAGAGTTAGAGTTAGATAACTTTAATGCTGCATACGAAATGGTCCAACACTTTACTAAGTCCATTGATCCTCTCGTAATAGACTTTGGTGATGAAGGAAATTAAAAAGGTGGTTGACAATGTTTGATTTAGAAAGTAAGATTCGTGCTCTGGTTGATAACTATGGACTCCATCTTCTCCTTGAACAAAACGAAATCAGTGAAGGTTTTGTCATTCGATATTTAGTTGATGAGAATATGATAGATGTTAATGAGTACTTTAATTTAGATGCTGAGATAGCGGAATGGAAGAGGATAGAGGAATGATTACACAAGAAGACATCGAGTCTTTCAGCATTGTTAATGTGTCACCAATGGAATACTCCTACTGGGTAGAGAGTATGATCGTTACTGAAGGTGACACACGACTAGTAGAGAACACCCTTGGATTAGTCGGTGAGGCTGGTGAGGTAGCAGAAAAGATTAAGAAGTATCTACGTGACAACACTAAGGTAAGTCAGAAGGATATTGTCAAGGAGTTAGGTGACGTTATCTTCTACGCTACAGCATTGGCTAACTACTTCTACAGCAACTTACCTGAGGTGATAGAATATAACATGGACAAACTAAACAGCCGTGCTAAACGTGGTGTCATCAAGGGATCAGGAGATAACAGATGAAACAAAGATGGGTTAACAATATCTTCGTAAGGTTTATGAGGTACTGTGTCTTGTGGTCAGAACATAGACACGCAATCAAGATACTAAACAAACTGTCTGATAGAGAGCTTAAGGACATAGGACTAAGCAGGGTAGACATTGATCGTATGGTGTGGTTAAAAGAAGATAAAGATAATAGTGGGCGGGAAACAAAATGAGCAGCAACTACTTACCAACCGATTACCAATCCTTTATCCACAAGTCACGGTATGCCCGTTGGTTGGACAAAGAGGGAAGGCGTGAGACTTGGGGTGAGACAGTATCTCGTTACATGGAGAACATCGTATTACCTAACGCAGGTAATAGTTCTTACATCAGAGAGATTGAGCAGGCCATCTTGTCATTAGATGTCATGCCTAGTATGAGAGCCTTGATGACAGCTGGTCCAGCTATGGCACGAGACAATACAGCTGGGTACAACTGTTCATACCTACCAGTAGATGACATGAAAGCTTTTGATGAGGCTATGTTTATCTTGCTATGTGGTACTGGTGTTGGGTTCTCAGTAGAGCGACAGTCAGTTAACAAACTACCAGATATTCCTGAGTTGTCTGATAGTGATATAGTTATTGTTGTTAAAGACAGCAAGGAAGGTTGGGCCAAGTCCCTTCGTACTCTCATCTCATTACTCTATGCTGGTGAGATACCTAAGTGGGATGTGTCTCTTGTTCGTCCAGCTGGTGCTAAGCTTAAGACATTCGGTGGTAGAGCATCAGGCCCAGCACCCTTGGTTGAACTGTTTGACTTTGTTATTAAGACATTCAAGGACGCACAGAACCGTAAGCTGTCATCCCTTGAGTGTCACGACATTATGTGTAAGATTGGTGAGGTAGTAGTTGTTGGTGGTGTCCGCCGTAGTGCTATGATCTCCCTGAGTAATCTCTCAGATGATCGTATGCGTCACGCTAAGTCAGGTGCATGGTGGGAGAATAACAAGCAACGTGCCTTGGCTAACAACTCTGTATCGTATACTGAGAAGCCTGATAGCTTATCATTCATGCGTGAGTGGATGGCATTGGTTGAGTCAGGCTCAGGTGAGCGTGGTATCTTCAACCGTCAGGCATCT